CAATTTTTTCTTTTTCCTTATCTAAATCTTGAGCAGGCCATTTGATATAATTTATCTTAGATACTTTGTTCTTTATTTTAATCAGATAATCTATTGCTTTATCCTTGTCCTGAACATTATCAACCTCATCCACCTTAACTTGTGCAATTTTAGAAATAGCGGTTTCTACCAATCCAACTGCTTTGTCTTTTTTCGTATTAAACATGTCTTTCATACTAGAATAAGCTGAATTATCAGCAGCATCTTTTTCTCTAAGGTCTTTTAATACGCTAATACTTTCGTCGGAATGATTTTTAATATCTTTAATAGAATCCATGATCTCTTTGTGATAGGTATCAAGGATTGATTCTATTTTTTTAGATGGCATTTTTGAGACATCGTCAGAAGCTCCAATTTTATCCTTCTCTTTTGCAAGGTCTTCCTTTGCCTTGTCTAAATCCTTTTCAGCATCCTTAGGGTTTCCTAGTATTTTTTGTATATCGGATAAGTACCCCACACTGTCTTCGTCAGAAATTAATTTCTTTTTGAAATCGACTCTAAGTTTTTTAGTTTCTACAGAATCTTCTGCTCTCTTTAGATTATAGTATTCAGCCTTTCTTTTATTATCCTTTATAATTAGATTTACCTGTTTTTCAATGTCGTCCATGATTGAATTATGGGAACTAACCAAATCCTTTATTAATTTTTGAATCTTATTCAATTTAACAAGAATAGTATCTTGTTCTAATTTATCAGCTTTGTCTTTCTTTAGTTGTGCTAAAGCAGAACTAAGTTTGTAAAATTTAGATTCTGCGTCATGCTCATCATTGATGAACTTAATTTCTTCTGATTTCATATCCCTGAGGAGCTTTTCCAATTTTTTAATATCACCTCCAACCATTTTGGAAAAGAAATTCATAATCTTATCTCCTAATCCTTCTTTGATCGAAATTAGATTTTCTTCGAGGATATCTTCTTGTAAATCTGGGTATTGAGATAGAATCCTTTTCTTTGCAATTTCTATATCTCCATAAGATTCAATGAGAATATCCTTACATTGTGAATATACTCTGAAATTTTCTAGTATCATCATGGCACAACTTTTTCTTTATATATCCTGCCTCAAATCAAAAGGCAACAAAAAACCCCTGATTTTCACCAGGGGTTTTATAATTGTGTACTTAATTAAGATTAAGCGATACCAGTTGTAGGTACTTCTACGTGGAAGCAGATGTACATTGTTTGAGGATGGTGACCAGCCTCAACTAGAGCGTATCTAGATTTAACTGCAATCTTAGGTGACATAGTACCTTCAGAGATAGTCTGAATTGACTCAGCCATCATGTAAGGCATGAACTTAAGACCTGGTTCGTCATCAGCACCTTTTCTTCCTACTAACACTCTTGTGTCTCCGAAAGACATGTTCTGGTCAACATAAACTGTCATACCAGCGATAGAACCAACTGGGTAAAGTGTACCGTTGTTCTGAGTAAGTGTGTTTGTGAAAGGAGCGAAAGTGAACTGGGAGATATCCTGTAAAGCAGAGGCAACTTGAGAGTTAGTAACGATGAAGTTAGCAGGACCTCTTCTTCCTCTGTTTGCAACTACGTTAGCAGCAGCAAGGATTCTTGAGAATAATCTTCTTTGTACAGTTGACTGATTCTCGAAACCGCCAGAAGCAATTTCTGCAGCACCAGCTATAGCAAGCTGAGCATTATCTTTACCGATGTAAGTTTTAGTAGCACCAGTAGAAGAACCGAATTTCAAGTTCAAGTTAAGGTTAGTACCTTCAGTGTTCTTGAATTCAGCGTGGTTAGACCAACCAAGAGCAAATGCTCTGGAAAGGATGTGCTTGTTGATAGCCTGAGAAACCTCATTAACAAGTGCGTTCTCGATCATAGAAACTACGTCGATACCGAATTGCTTGTTAAGATCTTGGATTTGCTCAGTTGTCACAGAAGCAGCAACTTGGAAAGTGCCAGCTTCTACGAACTTAGTGAAAGTAGATAAACCAAGAGACTTGAAATAAGTACTTTCAGCTGTACCTCTTGACATTGGATCGTAAGGCTTTGTGCCGTCTACGTATGGACCTTGCCATGAGTTTGTGTTGTCAAGACCAGCACCAGAAGCACCTTGTACGTGATCTTCTAGAGTCTTAACTAATACAGCAGCACCGTTAGCATAACCTACTGTTGAAGAGATTGTGTAAACGTTTGATGATGTATTGAATGAACCAGAGTAGATAACTGCGTCTGCATCGATTGCTTGAGCAATTGAGAAACCAGTTGTTTGAGCTACTACTTGGAAAATTGGGAAACCATCGATACGAGAGTTACCAACGAATTTACCAGCTACAAGAGCACCTACACCAGCACTATCAAGATCTTTTGTTGAAGAAAGACCTGCAGCACCTAGAAGGTAAGTTGATCCTACAGTTAAACCAGTTACTGGAGAAGCTGTTGAGGAAGGAACTTTGATAAGATCCGGAGATGAAGCTGTGTAAGGAGATACTGTGTCAGTACCAGAAAGCTTACCACCAGCATATACGTAGTCAAGATAGCTAAGTACTCCTGTAGGACCGCTCATTGGGATAACAGGAACGATGTCAAAACCTACTGTCTTAGCAGCTACCTGAATAGCAAGCGGAAGAAGAGAAGGGAATTTGTCACCAGAACCAAGACCTGTACCAGCATAAGAACCACCAGCATAGAAGCCAGCAGGACCGCCAGAAAGACCTACGTTTGAAGGAGCAGCGATTTGACCCATACCGCTAAGTACGCCAAGAGTGTTGTACGCACCAGCAGATTCGTTTAAGGAATGGAAGTGGCAATATTTAGTTAACCAATCCAATTTACCCTTATCCTGAATACCCGTTTTGCTCTCAAGTACTGGAGCCCAGGTTTCATAGATTTCATGTTGATTAATTAGTTGCATTTTGTTAAAAAATGTTATTTTTTGAATCTAGCTTCTAAAGCCTCTGAAAGGTTCTGTAGATATTCTCTAGAGACTGCCTTTGACTGAGAAGCAGAGATTGTTTGATTTTGGGATTCGTCTATTCTTTCCACATTTGCCTTAGGAACTGAAATACCCCTAGTAGCCCAGAAATTCTGGATTTGGTAAGGTGTGTCCAGTCTATAGAATTTACTTTGGGCAATGATTGAGGCTTTTTGACTCTCGTTCATATTTTCCCAAGCTCCTCTATATTTTTCTGGCATCATGTCTAAGAACTTTTCTCCAGATTGATTTTGTTCAACTAGAGCTTTACCCATGATTTCAACTACCTCTTTTTCGGATGAGTAGTTGCTTTCGTTCAACGCTTTAGCGACCTTTTGTTTTTGGCCCTCATGCAGAGCTAGGAATTGTGCCTGATTTTCTTGACCCATAAGGCCTAAGAAAGGGAAATTCTTAGATTCTGCTATTTCTTCCGTTTTTTGTTTACTAACGGTATTTAATAAGTTGTCGATTTTGTTTGAAATTTCAGTGTAGTCACCAGCAAATCCTGAAGTGTTCGTGTTTTCAGAAATTGCTTTTGTTACTGCCTCTTTCATTTCTTTTGTGCCGCTTGTGGAATTAACCGTTTCGGCGATGTATTCAGCATAGCTAATATTCTTTGAAAGCTTTTCAGCTAAGTAATCGCTATACTGAACTGTTTTGTCAAGATTTTCTCCTAGATAATCAGCATAAGCTAATCCTTTATCTAAGTTTTCTGCTAGATACTCAGAATAAGAAATATTCTTGTCTAGGTTTTCTGCTAGATACTCAGAATAAGAAATATTCTTGTCGAGGTTTTCTGCTAGATATTCAGAGTAAGAAATGTTTTTGTCAACATTTTCTGCAAGATACTCAGCATAAGAAATATTCTTGTCTAAGTTTTCTGCTAGATATTCAGAGTATTTAATGTTCTTATCTACGCTTTCTGCAACATACTCAGTGTAAGCAATTCCTTGATCAACCCTTTCTGTTAGAGATTTAACTGCTGACATGTTATTATCAACATTTTCAGCAATATATTCAGAGTATGAAATATTATTATCTAAATGCTCAGCAAGATATTTTCCATAGGAGATAGACTTATCTAAATTTTCTGCTAAATACTTAGAGTAAGAAACAGAATCCTCTAGATTTTCAGCTAGATATTCTCCATACTTTATAGAGGCTTCTAGATTTTCTGCCAAATAATCAGCATACTTTTCTAATTTTGCTACTCTTTCCTCAAGGGAAGAATTTGATTCTTGAACAGTAGACTCTTTAACCGTTCTCAAAGATTCAATGGATCCTTTAATAGTATCCATTTCTTTTTTAATTAGTTTAGAATATCCGTTCATTTCCTCCGCTGTAACGAAATTATTTTCCATGATTAAACTCTTATTTGGCTCCTTATCAAGAAGCTTTTTTATCTTATCTTGATCTTTTATTCTATATATCTTAAAATTTGAATCATTTTCTAATCCAAGGCTTTCGTTTACTAAAGGAAGTCCCTTTATGATAGATTCTGCCATGCTTTTTTGCTCAGCATTATATCCAAGACTTTCATACACCCTTTCAAGCTGTGCATTTTCAAATCCAGGATCTGCTACTAAATCATAGGTAAAAATCTTTTTAATTTGAACTTTTTTATTCTCTAGTACGTTACCAGCAGCTCTTGAAGAAATAGAAACTGGTACACCAGCATCAACTAAAGACTTAGCTATTTTACCTGCTGGGGTATCAAGAAGTTTTACCTTAATACGAAGAGTTCTGTCACCTTGATTATAATTAAGGTCTTCAATGATATGAGAGATGTTTTTAAGAGACACATCGAATTCCTTTGGATGGTCTAATTCCCCAACCAATCTCTTCTGATCTATCTTTTCTTTCAAATATTGAAGATGAGGGAGATATTCTCTTTCCTCGTAGATTCTTTGATTTGAGTTCTCCTTTCCAAAAACAGCAGCAATACCTTCTAGGAAATAATCGCCACCATTTTTTTCCATCTTCATGTTATGTGAAGATTTCTCGAGGACTAAAACGAATTCGTTATTAAGACTCATTCTTTGTTATTATTTATTTTTGTATATATCTATTTTTATAGACCCGTATCGGTCTTTTTTTCAGTTTCAGTACCTGTTGATTCTTCACCTTCTATATCGATGTCTTCAAAATTACCCTCCTCGTCATATTCAGCGTAGTTTCCTTCTATAA